TGTTGGAAAGTGGTATGCCAAAGACTCTCAAGGTTTACCTAAGGGAGTTATTGGATTCCTCTTTAGGACTTCAACTTCCAGTAAAAGGAACCGCTTTGCGGTTTCTGTATTACTGAGGTCCTACACCTCCTGGTTGTCACCAGAAGCTACTGAGAAGCAGCTTAAGAAATTTCTTGATGGTGTCCAAAGCGATCCTATACCACTGCCTAGTGATATAGAAGAAGGTGTCCGGAAAGCTGCCCGCAAAGCAGTAGGTAGACTTGAAGTAGGAGACCCTACCCCATACTGGGTTTACCAACCTAGTACCGGAAAGCGTGTCCCCCATTGGAATGGGAAGACATATCCTGAGGAAGAGTATTGGAATTCTCAATACTTAACCCTTTACCTGTCTAAAACAGGTAGAACTATCCGTTCGAAATACAAGTCTATTGTTGACAAAGTATTGAATGGAGAATCAGGTTCCTTCCAGTCTACATATGAAGTCGATGATTTCGACGGCTTTAGTACTCGCCACGTTATCAAGGGTCACATGTATGACTATGTTGGTAAAATCGGCCTCATTCAGGAGCCCGGCTTTAAGTTGCGTGCCGTTGCTAACCCGAATAGAGTCTACCAAGCTATGCTTAAACCGCTTGGAGATGTTCTGTACCGCAAGCTCGCTCAGTTGCCATGGGATTGCACCCATGATCAGACCAAGTCGAACCTGATAGTTCAGGAACACCTTCGTAGTGGACGTCAAGCTCATTGTATAGATCTTTCTGGAGCTACAGATTATTTTCCTCTGTCTCTTCAGGAATCTGTACTTAAGGAGTGTGTGGTTTCCAGCCACGATTACATAGGGTTGTTTTCTATGTTATCGAGATCTAACTGGTTGTTCCAGGAAGATTCCATTAGATGGACAAAAGGTCAACCTTTGGGATTATACCCATCGTTTGCATCTTTTGCTCTCACTCATGGATTACTTCTATTCTATTTGAACAATTATGAGCATAATAACTCATTTTTTGTTCTAGGAGACGATGTAATCATTCTTGACGACACTTTGAACCAGAAGTATCGCAAATGTCTAGAAGCGTTAGATTGCCCTGTTTCTAGCGGCAAAACTATATCTTCAAATATCGTCGGAGAATTTGCTGGGAAGCTTATTTTCCGAGACGACATATTACCTCAATTGAAATGGCGTCGAGTTTCTGACGATAATTTCATTGATGTAATGCGACTTCTTGGTCCGCGGGGGCTTCATATCCTTAGGTCCCGGCAGAGATCAGTTGTGTCAAAAATATCTGACATCCCTGAGATCTACGGAGGTTTAGGATTTAACCCGAAAGGGTTACCGTTGGAGGTGAG